CCGACAGTGACGAGGGGGGTGTTACAGGGCTCCGCTTGATACTCTATTGCAATCGAGTACACAGATCCCGAGCCCTCTGGATAGGACTCGGCTAGACTGACTGGCGCGCTCTTTCAACTAGGCTGGCGGCTCAGGGGAGGTGGGCACGAACAAGATGGAGTGGAAGGCAGTGAGTATGAGGCTCACTGCCCGGCATCTACCATCCACCTGAGTTAGTCTCAGGCTGTTGGTGTCCGGTGGGCTGGATGTCTGCTGGGGTCATCGACAGGCTACGACTAGCCCGAAGATGAGTAGAATCACTGTGCCGACGATTAAAATCCCCGCCATTGGCGAGCGCGCCCAAATCACTAGCAGGAGTTTGGGTGCTCAAGTTGCCGAGGGAAGAGGTCGGCGGAACTTGGATTGGATCGTGTAGACAAGGTCGAGTGTTCCGAGGATGAGGTCTGTAGCAGGTGCAGACGGCACCGAAGCACAGAGCGTCACAAACCCAGGTGATCGAGCAACAGTGCTTGACCATGGTGTCCAAGGGACGTGGGAGAACGCAGATCCTGGGAGTACCAGAGTTTGGGTGTTGGAGACAAGTCCACCGGCGGACTGCTCGTAACCACGTATTTGAGAAGGCGTGGTCCACGTGCCGTTTGACACGGGGTCAAAGGCAAACGCTATCTGACCTGACTGATCAGGGTTAGCGGGGCGAAAAATCACCCTAGCAGTATGTGGTCGGTGTAGGCTGTAGTTCTTAACCTCCTGAAGAATAGACTTCAAGTGTGTCTCAGAAGGAAGCAGAGACGGGGAAAGAGTTACAGTGGTCTTGCCAGTCTTCACCACGACGTCGCCGAAGGGCACCGTGAAGGTGCTGGCCCTTGGGCCTTGGGTCCTCCGGGGGCGCCTCCGGTTCTTCGATCTTGGGGGCGCAGCGAGTTGAGCAGGCTGAATCCGGCGAGAACGAGACTGAGGAGCAGAAGAGTTCCGAGGCATATTGTCGGAAGATGGTGGGGCAGGTGAATGATGATATCAATTTACAGTTTGAATTCTGTTCACCCGCAGGGACTGGCGTGACGTGCGAAGTCACGAGAAGTAGTCCCCACCAGAGTACAGGACGGTGTTATTGCTTTCCACGGGAACCTCGTCGAACACAGGCAGTCGAGGAAGGACTGGCAATATGTCGTTAAGAATGGCGGTCTGGCAGGCGGCGTGGAAATCTTCGATGACGCCGCCGGACCAACCAACCCGGTGGATGACCAATGCTATCAACTCAGGAGCGATGATAGGTGGTCTTTCAAACCTCTTTGCCTCATAGGCATTGAGGAACCTCGCGCGGTCCCTAGATTTGAGAGCGCGACTAGCCTGCTTCACCCAATGTGGGTTAACGCGGGGTAGGAGGTACTGAATAATGCAATAACACCACCAGCCCAGGATAGGTGTCTGCGAGTCCGTGTGGTAGTAAGACATGGACTTGGCCAGGGCCAGGATCCTAAGATCACCCTGGGCGGCAGTTACGTGGAATTTGGCTAATGCGCGGTGAAGGTCCGCGCAATCTAGAACACCCCCAGCGGCCATAGCCATGAACCGGCCGCAAAAGGTTGCATCCTCGAGGCAGCTCACATGAAAAATTTTGAGCTTGAACCCGAAGGCGGACAAGTAGGGGAGGCAACGACCAACATCAGCTGCACAATTATTGGTGCAACCGATGATGCCGTCATCCCCCTCATGGAAAGATGTCCAGCCATTGAGATGCTGCAGTACAAACCACGTGTTGAAGTGGTTTATCAGGCCGTTCAGTATAGAAGTCTGAGCGTCGCCTGAGCACCGCCCTCCATCCGTCTTATACCAGAACCCAAGAGAGTGAATTCC